GGCTTGTTAGCATCCGAATTAGGCAGGAACAAACTGCGTGTAAAGTAGTTTAGGTTTATTGCGTTAGCCATTATTTTTTACTTGGTTTTTTGGGTTCGGGTTTTGCTTCATCTTTAGGCGGTTCGGCGTAGCCGTTTCGGTAGAGTTTGGCTGCGTTAGCCTCACTCACCGAAACGACATCACCTACTTGCCAAGATACAAACTTCTTCGTTATCTTAACTTCTACCATTGTTATACGGTTAATGTTAACAAGTCAGCAGAAATAGAACCAATCAAGAATGCGTTGTAATCATTGCGCATGATGTAGCGGTGTAAACGCCACTCACCTCTGAACGTACGGCGGTTATATGTAAAGTCTTCGCCATTCCAACCCATTTCAACCGAAAGGTTTTTATAAACCAACGTGTTCAACTTGCTATAATCACAAGCCATGTAAGTACCCGCAGCCATTGCATTTGTCGAAACAATGATAACCCCGTTGATAGTCATAGTACCCGCTTCAACAATGATTGGGTATTGTGCATCACCTTTGATTAACAACAAACGTGCGTAATCGGTAGGGTTCAAAAATACGTGCGTACAAACGTGGTTGCTCAAAGCAATTGTTTGCTGAGCGGCTACCACAAGTTGCCACATATTAGCGGCAGCACCACCGAAGTCAGCCATTGTATTTGATACAGCAGTTAAGCCGTTAACCGAATCAATGTATGTGTACAAATTCAACGACGTAGCCAAACGAACACGGTTCAACAAGTTGTTGTTGATTTGCGTAGCCATAAACGGAATGTCGTTTAACATTTCATCCGAAATAGTCATGATTGCAGGAATCTTAACGGCATCGGAAGTCGAAACGTAATTGTCAACATCGATTAAAGGCTTTAGGTTACCTTCAGCAGTTGCAACAGGAGTACCCGTTGGGTTAGTTTCATCAACCCATGCGATACGGGCAGAATTGGTTGTACCCAAAGTAGCATAGTCCAAGAACGTAGCAGGATTCCAACGGTGAGGATTATACCCTGCAATTAATTGCGGTGTAGGCAACAAAGCAGTTGCACCCGTTACGTTTGTACCGATTGTCATGATTGCCGACTTAGTGGCTAAATCAAAAGTAAACGGCTTCGACTTGTTTTTAAAACCTTCAAAGCCTTCTTTATTGGCTTCGATTGCAGAAACGGTTTGTTCGTAAAAAGACTTGTCGGCAGCAGGAACTTCGGCAGGTGTCGAAAGGTCGTTAATACGATTACCTTGTTCAACCAAAATGTTTTCCAACTTAGCAATATCTTCCGAACTTGCAGTTTTGCTTAACTCGGCTTTGTAAGCCTCTAATTGCGTTTCCACATCTTTTTTCGTGGCAAACGTGCCTTGTAATGAATCAAGGACTTCTTTTGTGATGTTTTCCATTTTTAGGAATTTAGATTGTTAATGATATATGTCCAATCAACCTTTTCTACTTCGGGCGGAGTGTCATTCGACGGCTCTTCCGTTGTGAGTGCTTTTGACGGCTCACTTGTATTTAAAGTTGGTGTAACCCGATTTGAGCCGACTAATACGGCACTACCTTCGATAATTTTGGCTTCAGTTACCGCCCAAAAATAGCCTTTATCTTCGGCTAATTCTCGGTTGACAATTTCGCCAACGTACTTATCCCACGTTTCTTTCTCGTCTTTAAAATATTTGTCCTCGCTATTTACGGCAAGTTGAATCTTGATGTATTGCATCCCTACGGAATGGTTTTTAACCCGCCCGTTTTGGTACTGCTCAAACATAAATGGATTAACCTTTTGTTCAAGGTTCGCATCGAATACTAAGGCTTGTGTTTTGCCTTCGTAGCTTTGCCCTAATTCACTCCACGAAATTTCAACGGCACTCGCTTTTACTTCATCGCTTATAACTTTGTCAAACTTCATTTGATGCTCTTGCAACAAATAGTACGACTTCTTTTCATTTAGCGATTTATTCCAAATGCCTTTGATGTGAACATCGTCGTGCGAATCCATCAAGTTAGTCGTATTGATAACCGCTTTAACTTGTAGTTTCGTTGGGTCGGCATTAGGTGTGCCTTCCGACTTGTTTACGGCTTCGGGTGCTTCGCCTACGTGGGCAAACAACACCGCATCCGCTTCTTTAATTTGCGCTTTCTTCGCTTGTAGTAAAAAGGTTTTGTTTTCTTTCAACCACTTAAACAAGTCCGCTTTATTTTCGTATGTAGGAATCATTTTCTCTATTTTTAATTATCAATGGTTCAAAATTGGTTTTTTGTATTTCGGTTAATAGCGAATATTCGTACTCGCTAATTACTAACCCCGTTACAATATGTTTCCAACCTTTTCTCATTAGGCAATTTTGGTAATCGTTGAAGCGATTGTATCGAAATAAACACCGCTTAAATTGTTTGCACCCAACGCCCATGCTATACGGGCTTCGCAACGAATTGTAGTTTGATTTTTTACGAAGTCATCGCCATTTTTGCCGAACTCAAAAGTTAAATCCTTTAAGATGTAAACCCGTTGGGCTTGTGTGGCAATACCCATAACACTACCCGCTACTACACCGCTACATGGAACTAAGTTTTTTTCGTAGTATTCAATAAACGAATTGCTATCCGTTGACTGAATCCATGCCTTCGCAAAGTCGGGGCTATTCAATAAAAACAAATCAATGTCATGCCCGTATTTTGTCAAAACATCCGCATAAATAGCAGGAAAAACATTCATAACAACTCCTGCAGTTGCGCCTGTTCCCGTTGTTAAATTTGTTGATGTTACACCCGCATTTGTAGCCAACGCCTTTATAAAATCAATTGCGATTTTATCCTTTAAGCGACGTGTTAACTGATTAGTTACCGCATCCGACATAAAGTTAATATCCCCAATCATTTCATCACCAATCGTAATCGTTGAAGCGTACTTCGTCATCGTCGGGGCTTGTGCATTAAAGTCGCTATCAATTAGCGGTTTAATCGCACCCTCCGCCACCGTTCCCACCGTGCCCGTTGGGTTGGTTTCATTAGCCAACACCAAAGAAGGCGAACTAACAAACACTTTCGGGAACAAGTCGAACAACATAGCGTTATCCGTTGCAGGGCGGTTCATGTAGCCCACCGATTGCGTACCCAACTCATCCATACCCGCACCGATTACGTTCGTGCTTTCAAGCATGATAGCGGCGATTTTTGTATGATATGTTTTGCCTTCTTTAAGATGCGACTGCGCTTCCCGAAGTGTTTTCTGTATTTGTTCCATATATTTCAGTTAATTGATACCTGTACTTGTCGAAGCCTGTAACCTTGTCTAAACCCAACCCCACACGCACGTCATTCCACGTTATAAAGTTCATGTTAAATTCGTTCATCAACGCTTCGCCTTGTCTTTTGCGTGTTTCCGCTTTTAATTTTTCATCTCCCTGCATTACGGGTAACCACGAATAATCATACGAAACAATTACCCCGTTATCCGTTGCGTGAATTGCCTTGTTAAGTTGCTCGGCAAAATTCATGCTTTCGGGAATGATAAAGTTTTGATACAAACTTGAATCAGCCGTTTCCATATTTGAAAACGTTGTGCCCTCCGAATTGCTTAACAAGTGGTACGGATACCCCAACGCATTGCAAATAGTACGTACATCCTCTTGTTCCATTTCAAGTAGCATCATGTCTTTTACAGGCATGGCCATTTGTTGATAACGCATCGGAATGTTAGTTATAAACAACTGCCATTGGTCTTTTTGCATCCCGTATTTTCGGTAAGCGGCTTGTGTATCTTCGATTTCTTTGTTCGACATTGGAAGCGTCGAAATGCTGTCCGAACGTTCGTTACTTAACAACCCAACCGCCCCACGTCTATCGGCAATAACGCCCCGTGCTTCGTAGGATTTAATCAAGTTATTAATAGGATATTGCAACGGAATTAATTTACTATCGGGAAACTGCATCGAATCCATATTCGTAGTAATGTCCGTAAAAAAGTAAATTTGCGATTTATCTAATCGGGTGGTAAATCCTCCGTATGTAAAGTCGATGTAGTCGATTAAATCATGCCAATTTTTAGCACGGAAAGGATTTTTTACATCATTCTTAAACTGAATCGTACAAAAGTTAGGCGGTAATACCCAAATATTTTGTATTCGTGAAAAATCCGTAAATCCTGCGGGTTGGTCTATCAATACGGGGCAATAACCGAACGCTTGTATATAGGTATATAACTCTACCCGAAATTGTCTATCGGTTTGCAACGGG